GTTGTTTTTGCTGTAAAAGTTAATGTATAAATTAATGCTCTTCTAGTATCAAAATTTCCTTCATAATCATCTTCCATAACGATATTATCTAACTGAATAGGAATATCTCTCTTCTCTTTTAAATTACCTAAGAAGTTAATAGGAAGTTGGTATGCTGGTTGAAAATATGGTAAAATCTGTTCTGTAATTTGAAGCATATCATCATTTAACTTTGTCATGATTGATAGTTCAAATCTCATATTATAAGGGACAGGTAAATAATTTCTTTTTACTTCTGATCCATCAGGAGTTTGATTAATAATAGTTTGAGTTTGTGTTGACTTTCTTGTAGGGTCATATTGCAATCCTAAAAACTCAAATGCCATTCTTGGAAGAGTTATAGAAACAGGCTTATTAAGATCTGCCTCTTGCTGCATTCTTGCAAGAAACTTTTGAGTTGGTCCATATGCTAATGGAACCTTAATAATAGAATTTGACTTCTTAACTTCAATTCCATTAAATATAGATCCAAATCCTATAATAACAGACCTAAAGATCTCGTTGTAAAAATACTCAAACATTATTTTATACCATTATACTTACTATTTAACGAAATAAAATTAAGGCATTCCAAAAGGATTCTTTTCAGTAAAGTCTATAATATCATCTCCTGCTGATTGGATAACATCATTTTCTGCAAATCCAGAAACCAAATCATCCTTATTAGTCTTTCTAACAGCAAACTTAGCACCAGAATTAGATCCAATAATTGTCTCTCCATTACTGAAGTTAGAAGATATTCCAGATATTTCTAATGTATTATTAACTGCATCCCATTCCTTAACTCTTGCAGTTGCTCCAGAGGTCTGACCTGTAATAGTCTCATTAAAGACAAAGGAACCTGTTCCCATACCTACTCCAGCACCAGTTGGTGCTTCAAATGTAACAGTTGGAACCTCAGAGTAACCAACACCAGCGTTAGTAATATATGCAACTGTTACAATACCAGCAGCATTAATATAACCAATACCATGTGCAGAAGTACTACCAATTCCTGTAGGAGCTCCTGGAGCACTTACAGTGAATGTTGGATGTGTGGTATATCCAGAACCACCACCACTAATAGTAACTACTCCTATTGAACCACGAGTTGTAATTCCTACTGTACCAGCAGCACCTACTCCAAATCCAGTAGGATCTTGAATAGTTAACCAAGGAGCTTCTGTATATCCAGCACCAGCATTAGATATATGTATTGCTGATATCTTACCATCAGTTAATCCAGTATTACAATCTATCCAAGTATTAGCAATAGAAGCAACACCAACAGCATTAGCAGAAGCAGAAGGTGAAGAAGATATACCAATTAAAGGTTGGGATTTATATCCATTACCCATATTAGACATATAAATTTGCTGAACACCACCTGTTGAAACATAAGATGCTGTAGCAGTAGCAGTAGTAGCAGCTCCTATCAAAGTAAGAGTTGCAATATATCCTAGTTGTTCTACTTCATCATCAATTGTCTCAACTCCTGTATCAATGACCTCATCCTCATAACGGAAGAGTTCACATCTAAGTTGATAAACGTAATTCTTTTTGAGTTGATAGAATGGTTGCTCATGCTCAACGTACTTAATCTCAAATAACCTATCACCTAATGGGAAGTAAATAAGATCCCCTTCTTTAGGTCTAGTTGTTAATTCAATATTAGGTAAATTCTTAAGAAGTGGAGTAATATATGTTTCATATCTTTCTCTAGAAATAATCAAAGTCAAATCATCTACATTCTGTATTCCAAACTTAGAAAGAAGAGTTCCTTGTCCACCATATCCTTCATAACTATCAATATATGCTTCTAATGGATATGCACTATCAAATTGAGATTCAACAACTTCTCTTATAACAGTATTTTTAGAAATATATCTTCTAGGAATGTAATAAACTTCAACGCCATAAATCGTCAACTGTTCGTTGATAAGACTCTGGACTAAATTCTGTTCGCTTTTAGATCCTTGTAAGAAATAGGAATTGAGTGCCATATTATTCTACCTCAAGCAATCATATCGAAAGGTGGAATTTCATAAGTACTTTGCATATCATCTTTAATAGCATTAAGATCACTCATTGCATCATCATAAATTTGTCTTCCATTAAGTTCAATACCACCAGGTAATTTTACACCTTGGAACTTAAGTAAATTTTGACCCCATTGCTTTTTAATTAATGCTGTAAGATATGCTTTTACAAATCTATCATTATATACTTTAGTAAAATCATCAGGATTTAATGCAGTATAACAATCTATAATAATAAATTCATCTGCTGATAATTCATTCCAATCAACATCCAAATATAATCTATCTTGCCTTATATTAAATCTTATTCTCTTATGAGTATTAAGGAGATAATTCATAGTCTCCAAATAACTCATAGCCATTGTATATCCTAATAACTCAGTCCTTCCCCAGAAATATAAATCATTCAAAACTAACTGATACTTAAAACTGAACATATTAGTCATGCTCATAGATTTAGAAGTATCAAATCTATAAATCTTTTTAACTCCTATAACATTAGGAGGAATTTGAAGATAATTACTACTTTGATGATATTTAAATGTAGTAATACCAACACCTGGTATATCAGAAGAAGCAGTTGAAGATGAAACACCAACACCACCAGCTTCAGCACTAGCAGTTCCTCTTGCTATATCCTCTGCAGTTATCTGATACTTTAAAAAATTCTCAGTAATACCATCATAATGTCTTTCTTGATAAAACTGAATAGCATCATCCATCAAGTCCTGTAGTTGCTCTTCTGCAACGTTTATCTCCAGAACAGGAGCACCTAATTGCCTTAAGGAATAGTCAATTAATTCTTGTCTAGAAGCTGGTTGCGCCATTTATATAGAGTATACCTTTTACTTATTTATGGAGCTGAAGAGATACCTCCTTGCACCAATATATTTCCAGATACTATTCTGTAGATAGTAGATCCAGAACTTACTAAAATATCATAAACGTGTCTACCAGTTTTTAAATTTCTAGTATCAGTAGATCCAAGAGATATTTGAAATTCTCCTGCTGCTGCACTAGTAAATCCTACATTAAAAGTAGTAGAAATTCCTAAAGTTGCACCAATAGCAACAGATTTGGTCATTTGTGAAGATCCACTATAACCTGTGAAATTATAAGCAGACTTATCTGGTTTTAGAACAGAAAAAGTTGATTTAAAATCTGCTCCAGAAAGAATAGTTAGATTAACACCGTAAGCTACTCCAGAATCTGGATCAAAGGTGATAGTGTTATTTGCCATTTTATTTGCTTATTAGTGTTTGGAGCATTGTTTTTATATCACCAATATCACCACTCAAATTATTTACTTTTGCTTCAAGATCATTAATTCTTTCTTCTTTAGTTCTCATTTTATTTCTACTTTTAACGTAGATTTCATAATCACTGGTATTTTTATTTACAATACTACCAGTGATACTATCTCTAAAGAGACCAGGATTATCTTCAACAGGAATTAAAGCCATAATTATGCAAGAGCAGTGGCACGAAGCCTTTGGAATTGAGGAACCACAGCACCATTACTAGATGTTCCAATAATCTTAATTCTATAAGACTTAAATGGATGTAAATCCTCAGTACTATATGTATATTCCTTAAAGAGGTTTATACTTGCCTCTGGGACATATACATCCACTTTAGGAACCTTCTGGTTTGCATCACCATCACTATCTGTTGGTGTAATGATCTCACCATTAATATTAAGATTCTTATATCCTGGGAAAGGAGTAAAGATTGTTTCATTAACTGAAACTTCTTGATTAAGAGCATAGAATACTCTTACATCACAAACATCAGGAACATAAGCATCAAGTATTACTTGCAATGATGTTGCTGGATTTTCAAGAATTATATTCTTAGTCACATAGATGAATCTATCTGGATCATTAACAAAACTATTAACTCTAAAGTCAGTTGCATAATTACTAACTGGTTTGTTAATTCTATTATTAACAAATGTAGCACCAACATGATCCAAGTTAATTACAGGACTCAATCTTTCATCTTTTGATGATAAAGTAGTAAGAATTGTAAATGATTTATTACCAGGTAGAGTAGTTAAATAAGCATCCTCATTAACTTGAGAAGAAACCATTCTTTGAGAATCAAAGTAATTTTTCTCAAATAATGAAACTTGCTGATAACCCTTATCTTGGTATGCAGGTTCACCACCATTAACACTACTTGCAGAAATAGTTCTACATCTAGCTGTAACGTTACATCCACTAGGTGTCATTATTTCAAACTTAGGAATCATTAATGAGAATGGTATGTTATAAGCTCCCTTAGCTAAAGGACCACCACCAGCTCTCTTCTTATCAAATTTAAGAGGTAAGAAGGTAGCAGAATTAGCAGAACTTCTATTAACTCCATAATCAGTATCGGTAGTATTAATCTTAATATGATAACTATCCAATGTTATAGCATCTTCACTAGTTACATTTACATCTGCTAAATCATGAGTTTTATTAATTCTTCTTAGTGATATTCCAGCATATTCATATTTGAATACCTGATCATTGATATCATGCTGAG